TGTTTCAGAAGAACTGCGTAACCTAGCAAGAGAACTTAACATACTGTTTGTTACTGCATCGCAGTTGAATAGAAGTGCAGTTGAAGAAGTAGAGTTTGATCATTCGCACATAAGTGGTGGTATCAGTAAGATCAATACTGCTGACAATGTGTTTGGTATCTTTACAAGTAGAGCTATGCGTGAACGTGGCAGATATCAGATACAGGCTATGAAAACAAGAAGTTCAAGTGGTGTTGGTATGAAAGTGGACTTGGAGTTTGATATAGAAAGTTTGCGTATACGTGACTTAGGAGATGATGAAGAATATCAACAGTTTAAGAAACAGAGTTCAAGTATCTATGATCAAATAAAAGCCAAGACACTTACAACAGATACTGCAAATGATGCAACTGTTGAAGACGAGCCAGGCAAAATTGTTGCTGATGTCCAAAGTACAAAACTTAAACAGATGTTAGCAGGTATTAAAAGTAAAGGTTAAGCATATTGATCTATTGGCATTGCTTTAACGTTCTTGCGTTTTACTTTTAGATAGTTACTGTTGTCTTTGGTCCACATCTGTCCTTCGCCGACAACTACAGTATCTCGAGAATATTTTATAGGCCGATCAACAACAAGATCCACATAGCGACCCTCACCTACACCTAGTGTTATAAAGTGTATGTAATTTTTTGCATCGCTTTTAAACACTCTACTGGCAGCAATTATGCCTGCAAATTGAAACTTGTCTAAGAATAAATTTTGCAATCCCATGTTTGGCAAAAAGCCAGGACTGTTCCATGCACCATGTTGTTTAAAACTTTCAACTGGATCCTCTGTAATCCAATTGTCAAAGCCTAAGTCACGTAGATCCCATCCAGCACGTTTTGCTTCGTTACGATATACCCAACGTGCATATGATCCTTGGCAGTGTTTTAAACAAGCCGCCCAAAATTGTTTTGGATTGTACACCTTGTGATATGCCAGTGCCCATATAAGTCTGCCCAAGTTTACTGCGTGTGCTCTACACAAGCCAAAACCACTTAGGCTCTGCATTTGTTCATAGATGTCATGCTTGTCTGGATGATCACCTAAGCGTGCCATAAACTGCATCATCTTTTCTTCATTCTTTTTTGCAAATGCACGTCTGTACATGTCTGCTTCATATGGTGATATACCAATCAGTTTCATTATTTTGTGTATAGCATCATCTTCGTACACTATTGCATTCTTTTGTATGCCTTTTTCACTCCAGTCACGGAACCAACTGGCCTTGCGTCTGCCTTCCATAGCAACAGGACGTACCAATGCACTGGCAAACACACAGTCCTCAACGCCTGTTGGTTGTAATGCACGAAACAGCCTTTTCATAGTTGGTGATTCACCTTGTGTTACACCAAGTACATCGCCTCTGCATAGTAAATCAGCAACACGTTCATCCTGTTTTGGATATGCATCCAGTCTTGTGTGTGGATCTATTTCTAACAGTTGCGATAAGCCTCTGTTTGCAAGTATGTCTACCTTTAGATGTTCTAAATCTTCTACTTCATTTTTGTCAAGTAGTATAAGATTGTCATCACGGAATAAACTTTTAGGTAATGCTCTGTCAAATACAAGCACACCACCACAGTGTTTGCTTATACAACGTTTCTTACCCATAAGTTTACGTTCGATGCGAGTTGCTTCTTGTTCGTCAACGCCTAGTTTTGCGTAGTCTATATCTTTTGGCAGTCTGCCTTTTGCTCCAAGGCGTTTGGCCGCCTCACGTTTTGCACTCTTCTCTCTGTAAAGCACATAGTTTGATATCCTAGCACTCTGTGTTGGCCATTTGTCAAACACACGTTGCATTGCAAGTTCTTGTTTGTGATGAGGAATATCAATATCCACATCAGGTAAGTCATCTCTGTATGGATTTAAAAATCTTGCCAGTGGTATGTTCCATTCAATTGGATCAACGTCTGTTATGCCCATGAGATAGCAAACCAAACTGCTACCAGCACTGCCTCTGGTCATGTGTGGTATGTCTTCGTTGAGATCAAGTATGAGTCTTATTTTGAGAAAGTAATCTGTAAAACGTTGCTGAAGTATAATTTCAAATTCTTCTGCTAGTCTGTTTTGATATTCTTCGCCTTGTGGAGTTGGTCTTCTAAATTGTTCTAATAATAATTGTATCTGTTCTATTTCTGTTTTCATGTTTGCCTATGTTTGCCTATGTGTGCCTAAAGATGCCTTAATAGGTATATTTACTCAGAATTTTGTGCTACTATAAATATTTGAATAAGCAAAAACTGCTAAATACTGCAAAGGAACAAAGTCATGCAAAAAAAGACTCGGAGCATCTTTGAAGAATTAGACGGCATCTACACAGACCGCTATGCTAAGAAACAAGAGCGAGGATACATAGTAGAAAGTCGTGCAAGCAATGTAATTGCAAGTGCAGTACGTTTAATGGAACAGATTGAAGAGTTGTATGATGGTGAGCAAGCAGAGAACCTGCATCGCAAACTGTTAAATGCTATTAGACTTCGTGATCCTAGTAAATTTTCTAGATCGGTGAGACGTACAAATGACAAATAAAGCACAACTTACAGAACAACAGTTACAAGAAGAACTGCTCGACGAAATTGGTGACTTTACAAAAGCCATTACTCGTAAAATTGGCCAAGGTGTTGGTGGAATCAAAGGTGCTGGACAGAAAGTAAAAGGTGCAGTCACACGTGCTGGTCAAGGTTTGAAACAAGCATACACACAAGGTAGAGATTCAGCACAACAAAAAGTTGCCGGACAAGATTACAAAGCACCACAACCAAAAGCACAAGCACAAGCACAAGCACAAGCACAAGGTCAAGCACAACCACAAGGGCAAACAAAAACAAAGCCTACTGGTGTTATGAAAAACCTAGCAAAGAATGTAGGCAACGTTGCACTCGATACTGCGGCCGGTAGTGGATATGATTATAGGCAAGGTGTAAATCCTAACCCTACAAAACAAGTGCCAGTAGGAAAACAAGACACACAAGCACAAACACAAACACAAACACAAGCACAAGCGACTAAACGTACAAAGACAGGTGGTAAAGTAGCAGGGCAAGTAAGCAATACTGCTAGTGCTCAATCTCAAAGAGATAGACGTGCCGCAAAGAAAGCCGGCAGTAGTGCAGTAAGTAAAGGTATCGATCAAGCACAAATCGATGGTGCCAATCAAGGTGTTGCTAACATGCAAAAACAAGCCGGGCAGACTGCTACTAAGGTTCCAGGACAAAAGAAACCAACTAAAACTGCACAGAATATTAGCAAGAAAACAGGTGTAAACACTGCAAGGATCGGCAAAGATAAACTTGACCTAAATGATCCAAAAATGGCAAATATCGCGGCACAGATTAATAAACAACTCGGAGCAGGTACCACTGATACTATTGATAAACTAGATCCACCAAGTAAAGAAAAGTTAAAGAAGGCATTAGCATGAGTATACTGATAGAAGCAAAAAGAATCGAAGCAAGGCATGCACTGCTTGAAAGTCTTGACAATAGCAATAGAAAAAGTTATATACAATGGGAAACTGTAGGAACCTATCTACGTGAGGCTGCACTAAGTCCGCAACAGATACAAGGACTATTCGGAGAAATTGAAAAAACTGCCACTGCTGGTGGTGCAAACAGAACAGGAATTGGACAAGCCAAAGACAAAGTAGATCAAGTAATAATGAAGCCTTGGAACGACCTTAAGGCTAAAATTTATAACTCTGGTCCAATGGAAGGCTTTGCAAGCAAATACGAAGAAGCAGCTGAAAAACTAAAAGCAAGTGCCGGAGGCGACGAAGGCGCAGTAATGAAAATTATTACCAAGTATAGAGCGTTTGCAGAAAAACATCCTATCATGCAAGGCTTTATATATGCCGCACTTATTGCGGCCGCTGGTGTAAGTGGTGCAGGTTTAGGTGGTGCAGCCGCATTAGGTTTGTTTAAACTTACAGATCAACTGTTACAAGGCAAAGACATTAGAAGTGCATTATACAGTGCAGGTAAAACTGGTGCATTAGCCGCAGGTGCAAGTACACTTGGTGACCTAGTACGTGGTGGCGAAGCTGCCGCAGACGTAGCAGGCGCTGATGGTGCAGTTGGTGGACCACAACAAGGTGCATTTCAAGGCGGAGGGACTGATGCCGCTATGGCGTTTGACACTCCTGGAAGTATTGAAGATATAGTTGCTGACTTTGATGGTAAACTATCCACAGCTGAAATGAATATGATTACAGATTTACCAAACCAAGATGGTATACCGCAAAATGTATTAGATCAATACAATGTACAATTAGACACAATGTATGGTGATTTAAATCTAGCAGACTACAAACCAGGCACACCGCTGTCTAAAGAGCAGATGAATGCTATTATTGACATGGATAATGCAAATGCAATTCCAGATGATGTAAACGATCAATTTAATGCACAACTGCAATCACATCTTGATAGTGGCGGTACTGATGTAAACGTTGACATTGATCCAGATGAAATTAGTGGCGGTTCAGGTGCAGATAGAAGTGCAACCGCACAAGGCGGAAATGTACAAAGCAACGTTGACAAGAGTGTTGCAGACATGAAAGCAAAGGCAGATCTAGTTGCACCAGGTGGTACAGGCGAAGGAATCGTTGTAAGAGGTAATATCCCAATTACAGATCCGGCACAAATAGAAGAATTTAACAGACTGTTTCCAGGCACAGACGCAATGAGTCCTGAGGCTAAGGAATGGTTAACAACAAATGTAGACGGAGCTGCAGAAAAATTTGATCAAGCGGCTGCCTCAAGGATTAAACCAACTGCAGCTCAATTAGCAAAACGTGGTAAATCAATGGCTTTCCAAAGTGGACACAGTACTAATACAAACGTTTTATCAGAAGATCAAGTTGCAAAGTTGTTTGTTGCAGTAGCATTAGGCAATCACAAACTTATGGAAGCACCAGGACTATTGCAAAGAGCCAAAGCTCAAATAGGAAAAGGTGTCACTGCTGCCGCCAGCAAAGCAAAACAAATTGGCACTAACATAACAACAAAAATCACTGCTGACAAACTGATGAAAGCATGGACCAAGGCAGGCAAACCTACTGACAGTATACAAGTAGCACAGTTCTTAACCAATTTTGGTGTTGATGCTGCAGTATTACAACAAAGTTATCAAACTGCAGGAATGAAAATGCCTGATATTAAAAAAATTGCAACTGACGACCCAGTAATGGCATTGGCACAAAGAATAAATCAAAACCCTGCAATTAAGAAACAAGTAATAGCATACCTACAACAGGCAACATAATGTATATCAAAGAGGGTGGCAACGTCTTCAAGGATGCTGACGGTGCTATAGCAACAACAAGAATAAATCAGACAGATGTCAAGCCAACAGTACAGTGGCTTGAGCAACTTACTGGCTTGCCTCTTATGGACAACATGCTTGGCAGTACAGGACAAAAGCCAACATCAGGTGACTTAGATCTCGCAGTTGATCCTAAAACAATAGGCAAAGATAATCTTGTAGCAAAACTTACAAAGTGGGCAGAGTCACATGGCTTTGATCCTAAGGAATGGATACGCAAGTCAGGAGTCAGTGTACACTTCAAAGCTCCTATTACTGGCAGAGAAGATCAAGGTTATATACAAACAGATTTTATGTTTGTTGAAAAGCCAGACTTTTCAAAGTTTCTAATGAGGGCGGATCCAGCCAGCGAATATAAAGGTGTAACACGTAATGTGCTTATGAATTCAATTGCTAAGGCTGCAGGATATAAGTTATCACCAAACTCGGGATTGTTAAGCAGAGTTGATAACAGTTTTATTACAGATCAACCAGAACAAATTGCAAAATACATCCTTAACAAAGGTGCTTCAGAAAAAGACTTGTTCAGTGTTGAAGCAATACTAGGTGCTTTGCAGAACGATCCGCAACGTGATCAAAAATTAGAGGACTTCCGTGGATATGCAGAACGAGAAGGTTTTACATTTGAACAAATACAAGAAGGCGGTAGTGATTGGCTTGCAAGACTGCGTGATAGGATTGTAAACCAAGGCATGGAAGTTGTTACTGACAATCAAGCACCATATAAGCCTTATCTTGCAGAAGGTGCCAGAATAGAACATCCAGAAGATTTAGTTTTTGACTATGGATCAAAAGGAATCAAACAAGCACTTGACGGAATTAAACGCAGTGCAGAAGAACCAGCAAAAGTAAACACAATAAAGTGGGATGGCAAACCTGCTATAGTATTTGGTCGTGACAATAGTGGACAATTTATACTAACAGACAAAGGTGGCTTTGTTGCTCAAGGCTACAACGGATTAGCAACAAGTGCCAAAGATATGGCAAGAGTATTCAGCAATAGAAAAGGTGATTACACCGATCTAATTCGCGTATATCAAAAACTGTTTCCCTTGTTGCAACGTGCAGTACCACAACACTTTAGAGGATTTGTACAAGCAGACTTGCTATACAGTGCAACACCGCCTGTACAAGATAATTCATATGTGTTTACACCAAATCAAGTAACATATAGAGTAAGTGACAATACACCGCTTGGAAA